TCTTTAGCTAATTGCAGATATTTTTCATCTTCAGAACGCACATATTCAGCAGTTACAAAATTCTGAATTATAGGTTGTCCATTTCCTTGAACTAAACTAATATCATCTAATAAAAATCCATATCCTTCATTATCGTTAGCAAGTATTACAAATTTTATATAATGAAAAGTTAAAAATGGTAAACCAGTACTAGGAACTATAGCAGATAATTCTTGATATGTGGTAATATTGTTTCTATCATAAATAGGGTCTATTTCTAATGGATAAGATTTTAAAATTCCATTAGCATCAAGTCCAAAAATAAAAATTCTAAAGACATACCCTTTCTTAACAATAGCCTTATTTTTTAAGCTATATGAAATAGCATCTACGGAATCTACAGCAATAGGCGTTCCTGTCCTAAATGATAAAGCATCATATTGTTCATTTAAAGTACCTTCAATTGAAACAGTTCCTTTTGATGGAAGAGTAGCACTATCCAACACTATCCTAGGATTATCAGGTGTAGCAGAATCGGCATCCCATTCACCCCCTACTTCTTGTGCGTTTTCATCATAAATAGTTATAGTATCAAATCCATCAGGTACAGTAGCATTATCTGGGATAAACACAAAACTACCTTCTAATTGTGAAGCGGAATCTGCTACAACAGGCTCTTGTGGATTTGCTGAGGGGGTACCTTCGATCGCTGTAATAGTTCCGTCTGCATTTAGAACAAACATATCATACCTCCCATATACCCCATCTGCAGGGCTTAAAGTAATTGACTGAGATATTGGAGTAGGTATTCCGTATGTATTACCATTAATTCTCCAAGAAGCGTAAACAGTAAAATCTAAATTTTGGTTGTGTTTTAAATAATAATAAAGCTTCTTATTTTCTACTGTTCCAAATAATAGAGAAGATAAATAAGGCCTATTATCTGTACCTATACTAAGAGCATTAAAAGGATCCCAGGAGATTCCTTCATCACCTTTAATGCAAATTAACTTATCGTTCCTATCTACGTGGAATACCTTATCAAATAGGTAGGAATGGATAAACCTATTTCGGCCTATATAATCCTTAGCGAAAGTGGTTTTTGGATTCTGCAAATCAAAAACCAATGTATTAGGATTCCATTCATAGGTATCATAAGTATCATCAGCTTTATTCCAGAAAATATAATCTGTAAGACCAGTAAATTCTATATCAGAGAAGGCCGCTGAGGTTTGGGATCTCGCAGCAAAACCAACTTTACTAATAACTTTTGCTCCTTCGAGTAATGGATCGCTATTTAAATCCAAGGTAATCTCAGTGGTATCATCGATAAGAAGGCTCCCAAATTGAGAGCATTTTATGGAGAATGTATCGGCAGTTCTAATCACTCTTACTCTGGTGGGACCATTTGCAAACCATCCATTTACAGCACCCCCAGGAAGAGGGGCTAGATTAGTTCCATCAAATAACAACTTTTGAGTTGTTTGAGTAAAATTATAAATCAACTGATAGGTCCAATTTCCTTGTGCAGAAATCTCGATCATTGCCCGAACGATTGAAATAGTGTGTTGATATCCGGTTGTAGGATCTGTCCAGAAAGCAATTACCAATGCGATAAAATCATCATCAGTATTTGCAGAGCTCATGGTAGCTTCCAGAGTATAATTGGCGTATTCTCTCGGAGAGATAAGTCCTGTATAGGCATGGTAGTTTGCACTTAGAAATATTTGACTATTAACCTCATCATAGCTCCATGCAGATCTATTGTAAAAGGCTTCTGCAGTCAGGCTTACACTTGCACCATCATCAGGATTTAATGCGGGGAAATTCGGGGGAGAATAAGCTCCGATTCCTCCTCCTGCGTGTGAGCCGGAATAATGAGAAAACATTTCCCAACTGTCAAAAATATTCTTTATATCAATCCCATTGGCGGTAGCAAAATCCCATTCTTCTTGTGATTGTACAACGGTAGCCCTAGCCATAAGCCAATCAGGCAGCACTTTATTGGTTCCTTCTTCAGTAATGAAATACAACTGATCTTTAATACCCTTAGGTAATCCTTGAATATCTGCTAATGAAGGTAAGCCATCGAGGTCATAATAATTATTGGTAGTACCTACCTTAGAGATAGTAAGGATTTCTGTAGCATCTTGCGAAAGCGTAATTGTTCCATTGGCATTCAAGACAGCTGTAAGAAGAAATCTTTCAAAGTCAGCCTCATGTGTAGTAAGGTCGCTTTCGATAATCAAAAGGACATTTGGCCTGTCAACATCCCACTCTACACTATATATATTGATATCTGTAACATCAGGTAGTAATGGAAGTAAATCTAAGGAAAGTTCCTGTATGACATTTAGCTCATTCCTATATTTCCAAGTAACGGTAGTTCCTGTGATCGTAGGCTGTACCATAGCGGTTAAAGTCTCAAAGATATCTACAGCGTTCACTTTAAAGATACGGTTCCTGTTAGGAGCTGCATTGAAGTCTGTAAGGACAACCGGTACTGCGGCTTCGACTTCCCAACTATCTGAAAGCTCGGTATTGTCAAACAATCGTATAGTTGAGGTTCTGGTGGTTCCAACGGTAGTTACTTCAAAAGCAATTACAGGGTTCTGAAGATCAGATCCGGGAACCATCAGGATATAATTTGTTTTTATATTGACATTCTCCCAAGGAAGTAAAGAAAATAGATGGTCAATGGTTCTTATATTTGTCAAGCTAGAGCTGACATTAAACCCGATTAATAAATCTGTTTCCTTTACTCCTACACCTTGAATAAAAGTGGTGTCTGAGAGATTATCAGGATCGATAAATAGCAAGATCCCATTAGTATTGGAAAGTAGTTTCTTTCCTAAAGCATTATAGTCTGCAATGATATCATCTATATTCTTCGTGAATTCATAAAGCACGCCATTGTGGATAGCGAATGAATCACTTAATTCCAGACGAAGGTTCTGTGAGTTTACGGCAGAGAATTCAGTTCCGATTACGACAACATCGCCTCCTAAGGTCAGGGGTAAATATGGCAAGCTTGTAATTGTAACTTTGGAATATGTTCCTCCTGCCGGGTCATAGAAATTTTCAGAAAAATCACCTTCTCCGAAGAGAGTGATGATTTTATTAATACTTCTGTAATTATTACTTACCGTAGGCTTGTAAGTAGGGGCTATTTTATTTATGTTTAATTCCATAGTTTTATATACTTACCCATATACCATCGATCTTATCTCTGATAGAGAAAGACAGCGAATCTGTTTGTATGTCAAAAGGATCTATTCCTAAGTGTCCTAGTTTTTCGTAGTAAAGATCATCCCTTGTAATGACAACCAATTCCTGTAGCTCCTGTCCATCAAAGTAGAATGTTCCGGAGTTGTTAGGATTGATAGCATCGATTCTAACAGAATGAATAGGATCATTTTCAAAATCGCTGTAAGCAGGATCAGCATTCTCCATAAAATAATCCAGAGTTATTGTGGTAAATGTTCCCGCGGTAACGTCGATGTTAATATCTCCCATAGAAGGGGGTTGGTTTACTCCTGGTTCTGGTTCTGGATCTACTGGAGGCACATAATCAGGATCAGGATAGCTTCCGTCTCCATCTATAGAAGCACCGGTTCCGTCTCCACCATTAGTAGTTCCTTGATTATCGACTGCAGGTAATACTTGTCCTGGGCTGGTGCCTATCACACCAAGTTCTCCCGTATCAGGATCATATACCGGCAGCGTATCTTCAGGGATAGCACCAAAGCATCCTCCACTCTCAGAGTAAAGCAATACGTCTTTAGAGCTCATATTCATAAGCTGAGCAAGTTTGGTCCATTCAGCATCCGTAGATGGCATAGCATCATCACCTCGAGCTTCACCAATTCTATCGTGGTAGTAATTTTCGTAGTAAGCTAATAGTGAGTTTGAGCCTTTATTGCGGAATACACTGGCCTTATACAGCCAATATACGATTCCGGCTACCACAGCTTCACTGTGGTTCTCCGTAGTGACAGGATTTCCTTCACCATCAGAGAGTAGGGCATAATATACAAGATTGAATCCTTCAGGAACAAAAGTTCCTCTAAAAAATAACCAGTCTCCCTGAATCTGATAATCTCCAGGACATACTCCCTCTGAGCAAGTGCCAATAGCTTCCAGATAAAGGATATCTGGGGGAAGCCTTAGCTTTGCGTTCTTTTCGGTCTGAATAATCGTTCCAGCTGTTACAGAGTATTTTACTCTTTTCAGGATAGTAGTACCACCAAAGCCGATATCTTTCTCAGCGCGGTATATAAATCTTCGGATTTTGGGATATAGATTTTTAGTGATTTCGATGCCTGTATCATCTTTCACTAATTCTATGATTGACTGGAAGGGGGTTAGTCCAGAGAACATAAGTAGAGGGTTTTATTTTTCTTAGATTGTTTTAATTCAGTTTTAAAGATAGGCAAAAGATCTTTGTTAAAACTATTTTTATAGTGAGCTTCTAAAACAGGAATTCGATTAGTGGTTCCTGTAAGCTTTTTTAGCTCTACCATATAATACATCTTCCGACTTGGGCGAAGATACCAATATATTCCCAATGCTTTATCGCCTCCGGCTCTTCGACCTTTTTGAAATCGTACCCACGTAGGATAAACTACTTTTTTTATATAACCACCAAAAGGAAAATACAGCGATTTGTTTATAGAAAAGAACTCAAAGAAATACATCTTAAAGAATTCTAATACAATACGCTTATATAACATTTTATCTACCTTCTGCCTTCCACCTCGCTTAACCTTATGATCGGTATGGAAGAGTTCCCGCGCATATTTATGGTTCTCCTTATTAAATATTTCAAAAAAGAACTTTATATTAAAAACCTCAGGCTTAGGTTTAGTGTTCTTCCGGTACGTTTTGGGGGTTTGCATTGTTTCTCATATCTCCTGTTTCATCGGATTTCATCCTAAGAAACAAATTAAATTCTCTCGCGTTGACAGAGTTGATAAGATCCTCGATGAGATCATCCGGCATAGGATAATTTGATTTTGTCCAATCATAACCAGGTTCATCATCGGTATCTACTAATACGGTCTGCGTATCTAAGCTTATTGTTCCGTCAACTACAGCCGAGTTCGAAATATCAGTTACCGTTGCATTTAGTCTTGAAGACGTAAACGGAACTAATTGTGCCGGTTGTATTAATCCATTTTTAAGCACCAGTCTATTGTTTAGGAGCTTTAGTATTGGATGGTTCTTATTGAATTTGTCATAGCTGGCATTGACATAGGAATCAGCACTAGCCACTGAGATCGGATATCCATTATAATCTACAGAGAGTCCAGAATTATGCTTGAAGCTTATAAGCTTCGGGATTGCTGTAGAAATGAATTCTTTGTAATTGGTGTTATAGGTAAAAGTAATAGGGCCCAAAAATTGAAAGACTTCATCCGGCAACTCTAATCCTTGTTGATATACTTTGTTGAGGTGTTTCCCTCTGTGGATCCTTAGGAATGCACGAAGTAACCGTTCATTGATAGAATCATCCTGATTGCTTTCACTGGCTCTTACAACATCCCAAATGGCGTGAATAACATCTACTTCTCTATTCATTATTTAGTAAATTTCCTGTATGCATCTTCAATCAGATAATTGCTCTGGAATCTAGGATCCGCAGTAGACTTGAATAAGCTCGTTACCGTGCTTAAAATTATATTCTCAATAGCATCATCAGGGAGGTTAATAATCCTTTGGGTTTTTTGACTGGTTTTGGCAAAGGTGGGTTTCTTGCAATATTTTATCACCATAGTTTTAGGCACATCTGTACCAGAGTCTATCTGAAACAAGTTGTTCTCCTGGAGAATAATAGGGTAATACTTTGTAGGTTGCTTTGTTGGATTTATCAGCGCATTTTTATACTCCGCTTGCTTCATTAAATCTGCCCTTCGGCATCTAGTACCATCAACATAGAGGATATCGTAACTCACAAGACGAAGGTAATTCATAGGAACACCAGCGACATATCGCAAGGTGTCATTAGGGTCTTCAGTAATGGGGAGATTGCCGGGAATAATAAGTGGCCGAATATCATCGACCACCTCTTGTGTTTTTTCCAATATTCTCAACTTCTCTCCAATAAACTTTAAAGCCGCAGTTTCAAAGTGACTTAGCAGAATGGGCAAAGGGAAGTAGTCGCTTTCCACTTTGTCCACAAACTGCTTTAACTTTTCATCGACTTCTTTGAGAGTATAGTCCATGGGTTATTTTTTGAGTTTTGAATATAACTTTCCGGTAAGCTCAGTATAGAATTCTACATTGTCTTTGAAATATTTCATCAAAGACTCAAAAGAGATCCCGATCTGATTTCCGTGATACATATACATTCCGTTGTTGATTTGAAGGATATCCAAACGGATCATCTCCTTGATCTCATAAACGAATTTAGCTTCGTCGAGGTTTTCGATAACATCCTCTACAGCTTTGGCATTCTTCAGGGAAGTCCTGATAAAATCTTTCAATTTCTTACGCAGCTTTTTCTTCTCTGTGGTAGGATCCGAAACGTGCTTTAAATCATAGTAGGTAAGATTTAGTCGCGATAAGATAAACCTCAACTTATCTATGCCTAATGCTTTTGGACCACCATCCAAAACAATTATTCCAACGACCTTATCAATCGTTTCTTCATCGTCTAAAGAAGATAGATCCTGGTGATCTAAATTAGTTAATTTGGCTCTGTTATTCGATAATTTATGCTCAGCGTATCTCTTGTCTATACGAACCTGATTCATAGGAACCGTAACCTCGGGAGAACCAATAAGCCAGTCTATGATAAGCCTGTGCTTAGGATTCCGCTCCGGATCAAAGTCCTGAGAGGTATGGTTGATGTGATACCCGGCCTGCTCCTGTCCGTTAGGATCTAAAAGAATACGTTCTTTCCCCGTTACGGCATCAGGGTAATTTGCAAGCATTTTACCTCCAAAGCCGGCAATACCGTTGGGATTAATTAACGTGTAATTTAATCTCCAAATTCCCTTTAAATGCCCGCTGTCTTTGACAACGGCTAATTGTTTTTCTGTTGTTTCCATTTTATACAAAAAATTATAAAAACTCCCTTCTTCGTGAAGGGAGTTTTTGGTTATTAATAAACTTCCTAAAAAGTGAAGTCATAAGCTTGCTGACCAGCAAGTTCGTGACCTGCTAATTCTCCACCAGCCCAAGCTGCAGAAGCTTTCAAGATACCACAAGACTTCACATCGTAAAGTACTGCCATAAGCTCAGAAAGCATGTGGATTACACAACCATCGAATCCGGAAGCAGCAGTGCTACCAGCATCTTCTACAGGATCAAAGGAATGCATACCACCTACAGTTTTCTTAACCAGGTTTCTCCCTTGACGAGATAATACCTCGAAGTTTGGAACTCCTTCTACTTCCGTAGTGTTTAAGATATAGATGTTACCACTTCCTACCATTCCACCATTCATATCATAAAGACCTGGATGGTTGAACAATTCATCTTCGATGAAGATAAATTTATTCCCAAGATAGTTGTATTGAGTGACCTCAAAACCAAGTGTCATTTCCTGTCCAGTCGCAACATTGTAAACAATGTTAGATGATCCAGAAGTAGCACTTGACTGATCGTATTGCAAAAGCAATTTCATACCAGCATCAAAAGCGGTACGGCCTATACGGTCGCCAATAGCCATAAAGGTATTTCCTGAACTTCCTGCAGGGCTACGAGTAGCTAGCAAGTTGGTCATACTTTCAATAAGCTTGTGGCCTAGTCCGTTGTTCGGGTTGTAATCGAAGGTGGCGTTATCCTGAATCTCAGGAATCCAACCATTACCAATTACTGGAGCCGTAATCCCAGACTCAGCATTAAAGCCATCTACGGTCAACTCATTGGTTCCGTAGTTTTCATACCAGGAGTGAGTAGCCGGATCCATAGAGATACGAGAATATCTAAGACCTTGCTCATTGAGCATTCTAAAGATTTTCTCCCCTCTAAGTACTTCAGCAAATTCCCAAGACTTATCATCACGGGCTTCACTGTTGTAGATCTGAGCAATTTTCTGCTTTTTAGCAGAACCGGTCATAGTCAAGGAATAACGAGTAATAAAAGAATAATTTATTCTCCACTCATTACGGGCAACCCTTTGGCTACCTTTCATAGAACCTTCACCGAAAGCAGAACCGATTTCAGTAAATACTTTACCGGTTGTTAAGTGAGAGGCACTAAATAGCGCTGCAGGTCCGATGGTTTTTCCATCATAAACATAATGGTCATTGGTTGAAGCACGTCTTCCCTTTCGGGTAAAGATGATCGTAATACCTAGACCGTTGTCTAAGTTCACCCTGTCATTCGGGTTAAATTTATCACCATAAATACCATTGGCCGGGTCGTGCTTCACAGAAACAGAACAGCGAGTGTTTGTTGCTATGTTGTCTAAACCGGCGGTAATAGTACCTAAGTTAGTCACGCCATTGGCGGTCATATCTGGTGATGGATTGGCGCTATCAAACCAACCTCCGAAAGAAGCACCTCCGAAAGAGTATGCAGGTAAGATGTCCATACCTTCATAAGAAATTCGGTAAGCATTGTCGTTGATATCAGAAGACGCGGCTTTCATTTTTCCTTTTTTCAAGCCCTGGTTTACACGTCCAGTGTAATACATCCAAGACTGGAATTTGTTGTACTTATTGAAAAGATCAAACGTCTTTCTTGCGATTGCGAAGTCTTTTTTCATTAACGTAGTCAATGAATTTGCTTCTGTGTGGATTTGCGGATTGAATCTTTCTTCAGATCCTCTTAATAAAACACCCATAATTTTTGTTTTAGATTTTTTAGTAAATAATTGTTTTTAAAAAATCCCAAAACTTCACTACCATTGGCTGTTAGGTTGTAGGGGGGCAACATAAAATAAATAAAAATCTAGCTGTTAGCGGCATTGCCAGCTTAACTACCTAGACAAACTCGCCATGAGTCCTTTAGATGCATCTGCGCCACCAGCTGTGCCCTTTTTCTGGGCTTTAACGATGTCTGCTCCGGAGCTCTTGTCAGGACGAGATTTAAACTCATCGACAACGGAACGTACACCATCGCTATAAGATGATCCATTAGAGGTCTTCTTACTTATTTCATCGAAGTAAGCTTCCATCATGGCCGTCCTAGCTAGTGCTTTTTTATCAGATTGCAACTTCTGGATATAATCACCCGAGGTTACTCTTTTGTAAGCTTCCTCGATCTTTTCCTTTTCAGGAACGATACCAAAGAAATTCTTACTCTTGAAGATTTCTGCAAATTCATTCTGCAGAGTCTCTTTATCGGTTTTTTGCTGAGCTTCCGTTCTTTCCGTACGGGATTTCTCAACATCACTTTTTACTTTTAACGCTGGATCTAATACAGCTGTTTTTAACTCACCTCGCAGCTTGTCGGCTCTTAGATCTAATTGTTTAGAATCTATAAGCTCTTGAATTTTATCATTGATCTCATACTGAGTATCTTCATCAGCAAGCTTCTTTCCTTCACCCCTGGCAACAGCCTCATACTCTCTACGCATAAGGGTTTCGTCATTCGTGATAGTCTGATCAAGCAAGGGGCCATAGAATTCAATCTGATTCTCCGCAGAGGTTAATTCTGTTTCCTCCGAAGCAGTCTCATCGACAGCATCCGATTTATTCAAGAAGCTTTTCAGTTCTTCAACCGTCTGGTAGTCTGTACCGAGCTTAGCATTTAAATCAGCAAGATCATCTTCCGTAACCGTAGGGCCTCCTTCTGGAACCTCATCTTCTTTCTTCTCTTGAAAAAGAGGGGAATCCGCTTCTGCAGCTTCATCCACTTCAGGAGTAGCTACTTTTTGCTCATTTGCCAATCCGTCGTAATCGGAGTAATCTTCTTCTTCTTCCTGATTATCTTCCGGATTGTAATTGAAGATATCATTTAAATCTTCGTTTGAGTTGTTCGTTTGTTCTTGTTCTTTTGCCATTTCTTTAATATTATGTTAACAAATCTATGAATTTAATTATTAGGAATTGAGGGTTAGTCGATTATTTCCCTTTATCGCTCTTTTTTTCGTCTTCCTCTTTAGCTAGTTCCGCAGCTAATTGAAGCTCATCAGAATCGTTTTTCATATTGGTGCTTTTGGACTTACTGTCCGCATAAATATTCGCTACTTGTATTTCAGTATCATTTCCTTCTCTGGATTTAAGGATATCAGTGTCAATAATAGCTTGCTTAGCAGCAGCTTCAGCTTTAGCTTGTTCTGCTCCTGCAGCCTCAGCAGCTTCACGTATTTTTTCCATAGAGTTTACCATCCTTTGGAATACCGCTTTCTTTTCAGAAGCGGATTCCCCTTCGAATACTTCAATTAATCCCATAACCATATCTGGAGTGTTTCCAGCAGATCCTAAGGCTCTGTCTGCAGCAGCATCAATTCTGTCTGCAGCAGCCTTATCTTTCCTGGAATCAGCAAGAAAAAGTCCAAGGTCAGCTTCAAAGAAATCTTTATACAGCTTGATAAACTTCGTCTTCATTTCCCCGAAGATATAAGTGATCACTTCTCCTTCAGGATAATCCTGGCGCATCTTAACCAATACTTTTTCAAGCAATGCCTGAATAAATTCATCAAAGGGAGTATAGATCACTTCCGTTCTGGCAGCACTTCCACGAATAGCAGCATCCGTTCCATTGGCAGTCTGGTATTGTCCAACATTCCCTTCACGCTCTGGGGATATTCCCACAAATTTACTGGCGAGGTCTTCAATAACAGCAAGGCCATTAAAGAGATCTTGAATCACACCTTTTTGAGAGAGGTCCATCGAGGAAAATTGGTTGAATCCATTTTTAGAAGCGCCTTTGTCTTTGGAGTTAAAAAACATCATCTTATCTTTCTTAACGTGATGCATTACCTTATTTAAACCGGCATTGTAACTACCTTTAGAAAAAGCTTTGGGAGTCTGAGCCACATCATATAGCAATACGCGGCTATCTCCAGAATGTTTAAAAGCCAATCTTATTTCAAATAAAGCTTCTGAAGCTAGTTGCTGTAATTGGTATAATTTTGCAGCGACAGATTTTATCTGAGAGGTGCCAGTGACATTATCCCTAACAATAGAGATCACAGGGAGAATGCATCCATAAGGATCCTCAACAGTAGAGAATCGTTGCTTCATTAATCCCCAGGAGACACAGACCTCAGGCCCAATCATAACACAGTGTCTTGGCATTTCTCCTTCGATTTTCTCCAGCTCATCTTTATCACGGATTTCTTTATCCTTCACTTTTTTAAGAAGAGCTTCCCCGGTAAATTTATCTTTTTTCTTTTTGAAAGTTACAGTCTTTGCAGATTTCCACATTGCCGATATCAACCGTATGCGGCCAATCTTATTTGTCGTCTGGTACCATCCATCATATTTGTAAGTCGTAGATAAAGACTCACTATCCTCCCTACTGGAACTGTTTACAGATCCAGCATCTTCAAACATTTTCTTGACCTGAGCTTTCTTCTGGGGAGTCAGCTTATAGCTGTTATATACTTCATTCTCTGTAAGCCAGTAATTCTCAAAGAAATATTCGTGATCATCTTGCACCACTTTGTAAGGATCGATATCGTAATCAGCATCTAACGGATGCACCTTTCTGATGGAAGTGTGTCCTTTGGTTTTGTCGATTACCGCATGAGCTCTATCGACAACACAGTAATCTACAAACAGTTCTTTGAATTTGTTTTTCTCTTTCCGGACATCCAGAAAGAAGTCCATTAATTTATCCGCGACATCTTCAGCAATAGTCTTAAAGTCTTTCTCAAAAAACTCTTCCACATCTTCGGGAAGTTGCATATCAGGATTCTCGGTCTTTGCTTCAAAGCCTAAATCCGGTTGCACATCTTTTGAATAGCTTCTCATTATTTCTTCAGAGAGCATTGCTAGTTTATCGTTGTACTTCTTGTTCTTGGATTTTTTGTCTACCACATAGGTTTTTCTACGAATAGGCCTAAGAAGATACTCCCCTACAATCTGTTCAATCTTCGTTTGTATAAGGGGATATACGATATACTCAATTCCGAGATCAGTGCCATTAGGACAAGTGATAGCTTTTGCGAGCTTCATTTCCTCCGGACTCAATTCTGCATTATACCCACGATAATATTTGAGCATATTCTTACGCTCATCTTTGTAGATACTAGAAGAGGAAAAAGAAGCAAATGCTTGGGGATGGAGTTTATGCCATTCCTCGTCTTTTTTACTATCTGGAATGCTTTGGTCGGGGATGGGTAGAAGACTCATTATTAGGGGGTTTGTTAAATATATTAATTTTTATTGATATTTTTGTGTATTTCGTTCAAAGTAAATGACATTACGTCCTGGTCATATTTATCAAAGATAGCGTCACGCTCCTGTTTTATCTTATCTTCATAGGATAATTGATTGTTCTGGTATTCGTCTTTCTGAACACCAACTAAGTCATATTCAGGATCGAATATAGATTTCTTTTCTTCATATCCATAAGGATCGCCATTTTTCTCTTTGTATTGGTCTTGATAGCTTTTAAAAACCATCTGGCCATCTTCCATTACCCAGGAAGAGAACTCCTCCAAAGGATCTGTATAACCCTCTTCATCTTCAATACCATCGGTAAGCTCGGTAAACATATCCAGCTTATAGGCTAGTACCATTCCGTAAGCAGAAGCTAAATCGGCATTCTCATCCCCAAAGTCAATTAGGTGGTTTAATATTTCCTCGAACCATATCTTATTCCAGTTCTCATTGACTTCTTTCTGTAGAAGCTTAGTGATAAACCTATGTGCATATTGGTTCGGCATTTTCAATCCATAAGTATTGACCGCTTTGGAATTATATCCTGAGGATTCCAGATCAGGGCGTTCCTTCAAGTGAGCCTCTCCCCCGATATCTAGGAAATAATTTTTGATTAGAATTTTAGTATGCTCCAGGAGCATCTTAGTATCATAATATACAGCCAATCTAAAGGTAGCAGAATAGAACTCATCATCATTGTCAGAGCCACCACGATCTAATAGATATGCGATAGGCATATCATAAGGCTGGTTAATTCCGCAGAATACGCGATATACAACGGTAGCCCCCAGGGAACCTTTCCCCTCAGCAACCTCATCATCATAACTATCACAACCGATGATATCAGGATTGTAAGGGAGTTTAGAATGATCTATAGGATCCAGGATCTTTTTGATGGTTCCTAGTTTTTCGTCCTCGACGAAAACTAGCTTAGACTTTCTCTGGAAGTGTATTTTATCTCGCTCCTTTAGGTTTTTAGCGCGGGAGACAAGTTTTAAAGTCTGCTCATCTTTAGTGATCCATTCCAGAGTACCTGTCTTTTGCAAGTATGGAGAGGAATCAAGCCTTGTAGTTTGAGCATTTAATTTCTTGCGGTTAAGTAAGCCTCCAGAGTTCTTTATAAAGATATCAGATTCTTTCAGTGGGTAGAACTGTATGTGTTTTACATATCCTTCAGATCCTTCTTTAAGAGCTCTTTCTTTCAGGATATGTTTTAAAGCTTCCTTGCTGTTGGTTTTCCCTGTTCTAAAGTCAAAGAAAGAAACAGATTTTCCAGTCTCCTCATCCGGAACGCCATCCCCAGGGAAGTAATCAGTAGCAGAAATAAATACCTTTTTAAGTCCGTAAAGCTCTGGCTTAGACCAGAGAGTTTTATATCCTTTGGATCCCTTGTCGATATCTCCTCCCGTTCCATAGACCAGTGGCGTACCAAAGAAGATACTCCCTTCTTTGAAGCAAGGTTCTGTAGATTGGAAAGCTGCGATGAGGTCCATAAATAACCCAGCTTCTTCAAAGATTGCTATGGATAAAGATTTTCCTTCAAATCCTGTTGGCTTAGAGTACATCGTTTTCATGTACATACTAGACTTCATTCCAATCTCAACATCCTGCTTATTCTCTTTATACTTGTAGCTCAATCGGATCTCATCCGTATTTCTAACGCTGATAGATGCCCTGTACTCTGGGCGTATATTGTCGAGAAGGTATTGCACTTTCTCGTAGAAATCCTGAGCCTTATCATCTTGTCCTGCGGCAACGCCAATCTTATTTTCGAGATACATAAGAAGCTCATAGGCACAAATGGCAGAACCGAACCAGGAAAGTCCTACCCTTCGGGGTTTCCCGATAATAAGTCCGTGCTTATTTTTTTTGGCACCATCAAACTCATCATACATTCTACGGTCAAGTTCCCTGTAGAATGGAGAGCCTTTTGATTTTCTTGTAGCTCCAGGTTCCAATAACTCAATATTTGCCATATTGAGGTAGAAGTAATGTACCCCTGTAAGTTTAGGCATATCAGGGCGAGGCTTATATCCTTCCAGACATCTTCGATCTTGTTCATCCCAGAAATCATCATACGCGAGAGTACCCGGTTTGAAGTCGGGCATTTCGGTATTGATAAGCGGCTTGTATAAAGAACTGTCAAACCTGTTCCAGTCGATGTTTAATTTCATAGGTGGGGGCCTAAAATATAAAAGACACCGCTGCTTTCACAACGATGCCTCAGGGAAACAAAAGAACAACTTTAAATATTTTCATCGTATCTGATTATAAAAAGATGTATTCTTTGAGATTTTCTGCTCTAAGCGCGAAAGTGAATATCCGTTCTTAGTTGTTGGAGCATCTTCATAGAGATCCTTCCCTTCATTTTGTTTTTCGTAAAGTTTTATATCCTCATTGATTTTTCGCAAAGAGGTAGCAATCACTGCGGGATTTTCAAAAATCATAGCTTCTCCATTGGCATCTTTGAGTTCATGGTGTTTATTGTAGTATTTCTCAGATTCCATAAATTCCTTCAGCTTACTGACTTTCCGCTGATAATGTATTTGCCCTTCCACAATGGTAGGGTTGTATTGAAGATCGTCGTATTTGTTAAGGGCAACTTGAATTTTCTCCTGGTTCCAAACGAACTTATCCCGATCTCCAGTAACCTCTTCCATTGCTGCACGAGGTCTGTCTGTAGTACCGTAATTCCTCTTTGGAGATAAGTGATCTACAACAAGGGCAATAGCTGTTAAACATTCCAGTCCTAAGGTAGGGTCGTCCAGAACATCACGAAAAGCTTTGATAGCATAAATACCATCCTGAGTATCTGAAATATCCAGAAGCCCGGTTTTCTTAATGATCTTTGTCAAATACATTTAACAAATATATATAAAAAAAGAAGCACCGATAGGGTACTTCTTTTTATTTATTGGAAGAAAGGGGTTTCCTTAAACTTTTTCAAATTTCTTTCTATCTGCCTTCGGCTTAGAAATACATCATATCGAGTGTTCAGAATTTCACAAATCTGATCAAATGTTTTCTCCGGATATGGATATATCGTTTTTAAAAATTCAGCTAAGAATCCGCTTTTATAGACAGATTTTTCCTGATTTGTAATAAGGAGCGGATGAACTCTAAAAAAGATCTCCCCGTTCATATCACAAAGCCGAAGCTTTGCAATATGGGATTCCTCCAGCGCTTCTAAATGAGAAAGGCTGTCGATCCGTATGGTTGAGTCTTTTGTTATAATCATCAGTTCTAAGTTACTTTAAGGTCTATAGATTTCTTCTCCGATTTATCAACTTCAGGTTCCTGCTTTGCATTTTGCTTCGCGAATTCCTCTGCAGATTTCCTCACACGCTTATACAAGCTAGTCAAAGCACTTGGCATTGTCACACCAGGCATATTTTTTCTAACACGATTATAGATTTCCTTTTCTATGGAATCTATGTATTCATTGTTTTTCAAAATCTTTGGCTGCAGCTCATTGAGGATATCTTCGTAGAAGATTTTAGGCACACTGCCTTCTTTTACGAATCCCTCCAGCTGCGTAGCAAACTGATCAAGGTGTTCATTGGACATTCCGATAAGATTTTGATAAGCCACCAACTCCGTGGTGGACATTGATTCTACTTTTTTCATGGGGCTTCGATTTTATTTACCTTTAGGGTTAATGATTTTTTAAAATTCTTTGAGAAGTAAGCGCCTCTGCTCGGAGAGTCTTCCAACTTCTGGAACTTTGCTTGGGTTACAGGCGTATAGCTATACACACTGTCATTGGCACGAAATTGAACGTAGAGAATCCCTTTTACAGGATTATAAGCTACTTCTTTCATCTGAGAACTCTCAGGAGTTGTGAATCTCGGCCAGCTGGGGTTGATAGGTACGATTTGATCCATAGTTTAGTATTTAACGGTTTCTACAGGTTTCATATTTAGGATTACGCATTCGGTAGTAAGCAGCATACCTGAAATAGATGCAGCACTTTCCAAAGCAACGCGTGTAACCTTTACAGGATCTATAATCCCGGCTTTGATCATATCACCCTCAATCATTTTGGTCTTAGCATTAAAACCGACATTAAAAATATCTTCACAATCATTGATTTCTTCAGCGGAAAGGATATTGTCATAATCCCAAGCATTCACACCTGTAAAGAAGATTAAAGAAGCGGTAAGGATTTCAAAGAATCCCTTAGGGCTTCGCTTCATAGGCTCTCCGGTAACATTCTCAATGATCTGAAAGAAAGGCTTTCTAATGGCTCTCATAACAACATCAGAACCGTACTTCATACTCTCATTTTGAGACTTACTATCCAGAACAAGATGTTTGGAGATACTTAACAATGCGGTTCCACCTCCGGGGATTATTCCTTCTTCGTTGGCGGATTTAATCGCATAAAGGGCATCCTGGAGCCTTGCCTGTTTTTCAAGAAACTCGGTATTTGACTTAGAACCAATATTAATGAACGCAATCCCATCCGATAGTCTGGAGATACGCGCTTGTAATACGGATTTTTCATATTGAGTCATTGTTTTAGTGATCTTAGCGCGTAATAAATCAGCACGCTCGATTTTCTGTTTTGCTATCTGCTTTAATTGTGTGTCACTAACCCCTGAGGCTTCTTTTACAGAAAGTGTATTCTCCGTAATAACGACCTCCGAAGCTCTAGGCAACCAATTGAATAGATCTTTTTGAGGCAGGTCCTCAAATTGAATGCTCACATTCTCTATAAATGGTTCTTTCCCCAGTATCGTACCAAGATCACTAAGCAAATCAGCGCCCTCATTCCCGAATCCGGGAGTTCTAGCAACACAAGCCTTTAAACTTCCCTGCACCACATTACGGATAATCATTTCTGAAACGTGGTAATCCATTTCAGGACAGATAATCAAAAGTGCAGCCTCATCCTCAGCAGCCTTTGTCAATAGGTATTCGAGGTTAGGACTGAGCTTTGAGATCTTCTTATCAGTACTATAGATCCAAGGATGCTCGAGGATACACGTTTCATTCTCTGCATTGATATAATACTTAGAACGGAATCCAGTAGGCAAGGTCATACCTTCAATGGAAGTCATATGACTGTCGTAACTCTGAGATCGCTTGATATTCACTATACCTTGCCTTCCAGCTACCTTAAAGGCATCATAGACTAATTCTGAAATCTCCTTATCATAATTAGATGCTATTAAAGCAACCTCTTTCAACTTCTCAGGATTGTTCTGAATTGGAATAGCACGCTTCTGCAACTCCTGGACAATAAGAGCAACTGTCTCATCCATTCCTTTTTTAATCTCCAATAGGTTGAGGTGTTCCGGGAAGTTCAATCCCTCAGTAAAGATAGCCTCAGCAATAACCGTAGCTGTGGTGGTACCATCTCCGGCACCAGCATCGGTATTGTTGGCGATATCCTGAACAGACTCAATGGCTATTTGCTCAAAGGAATCATCAGAGTGTACTTGGCCGGCCACAGTCACACCGTCTTTGGTAGAGAATGGGCGCTGTTCCATATCGTTTTTTATCAGAACATTCCTTCCACTTGGACCTAGTGTTGTTTTTACAGCGGTTCCGATAATATTAAAGCCAGAGAGTAATCTCTCTCTGGCTTCATTTGAATATATAATATCCTTCATTTACTTTCTTTTTGATGCCAATGTTCTACCAAAGTAGAATTTAGCTTCTCTTAAATTAATTACGGCTTGGGTTCTGGCAATAGAGAATTCCCTGGAAACATCTGCTTGAACTCTCTCCATAGGATCTATCACATCCTCGAGATCTGTCCTCAGCTGAACCAGAGCTTCAACATTGTTTTTGAGGGTAAACTGTCTCCTTTTGATATGGAAGTCTGTACCGTCATTTTTCTCTGCTGTAGGTGGAATGTCTTTCGCTTCTGTCAAAGGCTTCTCAGTCTTATAAGGATTCGTAGTTCCTAGTTCGTGAAGCATTATTCCCATCCAGGCTTTTCCTTTGAAGAGAGTATCTTGAACTTGCTGATCTACATTTAAAGCCATATGACTCTCCTGGAACTGCATCAACTCATCGATCTTTAATCGCCATTTCTTGGTAATTGTAATCGCTCTATCTAAAGCTTCGTCTTGCTGCTTTGCTATGGCATCTTTTTTAGCTTTGATTTCGTCTTCTGCATCCACCTGCTCTTGTGTAGGTTTTACTGGTCCTTCACTGGTATCTACAGAATTTGGATCCTGTATTCCCTGTGCTTCCGGAGTATTTTCCGAGCTAGGATCCGGCTCTACTTCTGTGCTGTTATTCAACACCTGTTTTCTATCCTCAAAGATTTGATAAGCTCCTATGCGATCTTGTCCTGTTTCTTCTTGATCCATAAGAGTGGATAAACTTTCTAAGCTTTCAATCTGATCAACGGCAACTTTCAGTTCGCCAAGATTGAGGTCTACAAGAGCAATAGGTTTCGAAGATTCTACTTCTGTCTTAGCAGCTTTTGGGGCTGCATCTTTCTTTGTGGTTTTCTTTGGAATTTTTGGCATTTTAATTTAAATTTAGATTAATAATTATCTTCAGTTTGATCCAGACGGATCAATATCTTAAACGTATCAGCAACCATATGATGAGGGCCTTTAATCCCTTTTATATCCACCACATCAGCAATATCCTTCTGGAAGTATATGATCTTCCCTACGTGTGCCTGTGGTAGTTCTTCCCCTGCGGCATCAATCACACCCACATTAAACTTGTTGTTCTCCTGGATCGTAGCGTCAAATCGCTTTGTCTCCGCTTTTTGAGCAAAGTAATCAGGGATCAACCTAACAGCATAATCCTTAGGATTTAATACGATTTTATCCTTAATCTCTTTGTCTGTATCTTCCATTAACCAATCGGTATGATGTTGGTAGGTAGTCTTAGGATTCTCCTTAGCGAATTCCGCAGTAACAATCCTGCCGGTATCAGCACTTTTCCAAATAAAATTCTGTTTTCCCATATTTATAGTTGTTTTAAAAATTCATGCAATTTCTTATTCCAGCGAGCATCTGCCAGGGCATTATGCTCATTCTCCTGTTTAGGATAACTTTCTAATAATTTCATTTCTTTTAATCCGCGATAGAAACTCATATTAGTATGATGTCCACTATTGAAAGATTCAAAATCAGTAAGCGTACTAGCCTTCTCATCTAATATCTGCTTCAAGTCCTGACAGTACATCGGGAACCCTTTAGGCAAATCCATCATCGTTCCGAAAAGCTGGCAGAAGACTACCCAATCATAATCCGCATAGTAAGCGTAGAATATAGGATCTTTAATTTCGGAATAAGTTAAAGTAAATCCTTCATTTGAATAATCTCTGCTTGATTTACAAAACTTAATAACTTCTTCAGCAATCTGATTATTAGTCTTTCCATATTGCTGAATCAAAGAGTTAAGATTGCCTATGTCAAAAGGATCCCCTACAACATAGTTTTGATTTCTAGAATATGGATCTTGATTCTTATGATAAGGATTATCTTGAAGATACTTGTTTTTAAGCTCCTTGTAAATAGGCCACAATACATTCTCCCGGATCCAATATTCCTTATAAGGATCGCACTTTTCTTCTCGCGCACAGCTACCACTTTCATTTTTATTCTGACAAGTACCAGCTCCATAACATTCTTTTTCTTGAAACCTATTCCAAGCTTCGTCAATATTAAAGTCCTTAGAAATAGCATAATATTCCCTACCATCATCACCCACAATACCTATACTGATCAAATCAATCGTAGGTTTTGTCATTCCATACTTAATCCCAAATAAGCGCTTCTCCTGAGGGCCCTCAATAAATTCCGTATCTAAATAATAATTCATATATCTGTTCTTTTTTTTGTAATTCTTCCCAAGCATTTTCTTCCTCCTTTTCTCACTCCACTCCACAGTAGCAAAAAATAGCATCTTACCACTTATAGGGATTTCCCTCATTAAGTGCATTACTTCTTTATCTGGAAATGGACCTTCCTCCCATTTTATATTATTTGCCATAATAATT